CAGGCAACCGCTACGTTGGCATCCGGCCACTTCTGCCACCACTGCGATATCTGATCATATTCCTTCGTAGCCTTAGTGGGCCACTCTTTAATAAGTGGTTTCTTTTGTTTCGGCCGCAACGGGAACACATGCCAACCCCGTTTTGCATATTTGATAGCTTGATCTAACATTTTTCAGTCCTTAAGTGCATATCCGATAATCTCAAAGTATTTCCCTTTTCGTTTAATCGTTATCTGCTCAGTAACCCCCCTTATTCTTTCATTTAAAAGCATATCATTCAAAGCGGCATCTACCGTAATACTGTCAGCTTCCCCCTTTCCGAATCTACGCCACCACCATCTCTTTGCTTTTTCCCCTATATACCCATCGTGATCTAAACAAATCCATTCCCTAAACACATCCATCCCGCAACGATATTGAACACGGATGCTATCAGGCTTCCCTAGTTTTCTATGACGGGCTACCTTCACATCATCCACCTTGAGGTGTTCTGGCTCATTGCTCAAGATGCTTCTTCTTGAAACCTCGGCTTCATGCATTTTCTTTTCACGTTCCTCTCGTTCCGCACGTTCTACTTCCTGTTTTGGTATTTCCCACCCGCAATGAGGACACTTACGTATGGCGCGAGAGAAAGCGTCTCCACACTGACCACATATTGCTATTCTGACCTCGCCCTCTTCAATACAGTCAATAGGGCCATGCGCTTCAATACAGCGGGCGTAATCGAGTACGAGGCAATCTTGTTTCTCGGGATGGAGTCGAAGACCCCTCCCTACCATTTGAATATAGAGCCCCGCTGAAAGCGTAGGCCGTAAAAGAACGATGCAGTCAACTCGTTTCGCATTGAATCCCTCAGTGTATACATTAACGTTGGCAATAGCCCTCAGGTGGCCGTCTTTGAACGCTTCCGCTATCCTGGTTCTTTCCATTACAGATGTTTTCCCTGTAACCATTGGGACACTTAACCCATATTTGCGTAATTCTAGTGTCACGTCCCGGCAGTGTTTGAGGTTAACACAGAAAAAGACGATACTCTTTCGTCCTTCCGCCATTATAATTTGCATTGCCGAACGTATGGCATCCTGGACGATCTCTGGCGTATCCACGGCCTTCGCAAGCGAATTGACAATGTAGTCGCCACCGGAGTTTCTCTTTACCTCGGACATATTGGGTTGCACGTCTCCAACCTTCGATCGGAGCTTGCACAGATACCCCTGGGCAATCAGGTCCCCGACGTTGGCCTCATAACAAACTTCATTTAAAATGTGGTCTTTATGGCATATAGGGCCACACCCCATCCGGAAGGCCGTTGCCGTGAATCCGACAACACGGATCCTCTCATTCTGTGATCGACACCCTTTAATGAAGGATAGGTACTTGCCTTCCCCCCGTGCTGGGATACGGTGGGCTTCGTCTACAATGATAAGGTCGAATGGGGGAAACTCTCCCCAACGTTTGAACACACTATCAATTGATGCATACGTGATACTACATTCTGTATCCCTTCGCCGTATAGCTGCGGAATATATGCCAACATCACCTGCCGGCCATAGAGAAATAAGTTCCTCGGCATTTTGTTGCACCAATTCCTTGCGGTGTGCCAGAATGATAACACGAAGCGGAGGATACTCTGACTTCCACTTTTGGATAGCCCAAGCCATCATGATGGACTTCCCCCCGCCAGTCGGGATGACAACGCAGGGGTTAGTCTTTTTGCACCTCATATGCAGGTCCAGGGCCGCAATGGCCTCGCTTTGGTACGGACGAGGAGTGATTACACTCGATTCTATAGATGGAACAGAAAATAGACTCATTTCGTTTCCTAGTCCGGATGAATAATCTTCGCCACAGCCCAAGCGTCAGCCCATGAGAATATATAGTGACTGCGATATAGCTCGGGTATCCCACATGATGCAGGCTCCCATTCCCGCCAAACCAATTCGCCCCATAACCGTATACGCTTCACAAGAATCTTGATTTTCATTTGCGTCCGTCCTCCTTGAATTGCTTTTTGAAATTGAATGCTAGCATTATTCCACCCCCTCCCAAATCGCGGCGTGATTGTGTTCCTTGTAGATCACCAAGAGGATACGACCGTCAAACTCATAGGCATCATGCGCCTCATCCGAGAACGTGGCCGGTTTCTCCTTCAGGGACACCCTATTCTCGCGAAGAATCGCGGCGATTGCGTCCTTCTCTCTCGGATCCCCGTCCCATAACTTCCGTGAGTCCTCTGGTGGGTACTTCTCTACGAGGGTCAATTCCTTGCCGTCGTCGAACCCTGCGACCGTCGCCCCCAATGCCTCCTTGACTATCTCTACGGACTTCTCTCCGACAAGCGGACCAGGAGTGCTCATCAGCTCCTCGGTCGTCCACATTCCTTTGTCCCGGCCGTGACGCCATAGGGCATCATCCTCGGCATTTTTGAACTCGATGGACCCCTTGTCGGCATCCACGGGTTCAGCAAACGAAACCAGGCCGGGAAGCAACAGGTGGTCACGACACGCCGCATTCTGGTCGGCCAGAGAGAGGTCTTTATTGTGTTTTGCGCATGACCATCGTGCCCACCCCTCCCCATCGTCAATCTCGGGAGTGGAGTGGCAACAGGATCGACAAGTTTTAGATGGTATAGGAACAGCGACCTTGCCCGTTCCCCAACAGAGCTGAAAAGCATCGCAGAACCGACACCGAAAATCATCGGGACGGCTAGCGCATCGCTCAAGCGGAGAATTAGCAATTATAATTCGTTTTGCTCGATCCATTAGTGCATTAAAGCATTCAGCATCATATTTTACACGCTCAAGGTGTATCTCATCTGTCGCCTTTTTCTTGCACAGATATGCAGCTCTTCTCATCCCTGAAAGGCCCATGCTTACCTGCATTTGTGCGTAATGCACTGGTTTTGCCAACTTAACACCTTCATTCTTTACTTTATTAAAATCTTTTGACAAATGCCTTTCTGTACCACCCATTGTCTTTATCTCAATGGAATGCCACGTTTGAGGGGCTTCTTTTATTCCCAATGCAACGGCGTCGGGATGGCAGACGAAATGACCGCCGATAGCGGTGAATTCGAATTGCTCGCCAGTCTCCGGGTCTATCGGGTGGACGGTGCAACCAATCCCCCTGAGTTCGCGGACAAAGCGATCCTCCTCTAAGTGGCCAGTTTCAAACAATCGCAATATGCGCCCATTAAACTCGCGCTTATAGAGTTGCCGGAAAGAATACCATAATTCCCTGTCACATGGTTTACCAATTATGCTTGCTCCAAGTCGCCCCCTGTGTGGTCCATCTTGACTTGCTTCCATCTTTTCATGCCACTCATAAATAGCTTTTATAGTTTCAGATTCGTGTTCGGCATATTGTGATAAGTTCCCCATGAGATACCTCCTGTTTCAGATAGGTAGTGTTGTGAGCATGTAGTATGGAGTTTTGCAGAGCGTGCCAGCAGGGCAGAGCGTCATTAAGCTATCTTTAGAGTAACCGTTACCTTACGAGGCTTTGTAACAATGTATTCAGCCAATTTCGCCGCTGTATCCAGATCATTTTTAATGAGTTGCTCATATTTTTTCGCATCAAAAACATACTCGGCAGGCTTAGGTGGTATCTGTTTTAGCGGCATCAATTCCCCTGGTATCACTTCGCCGCTACGCATAGCATTAACATCTGCTTTATACGACAAAGCCCTTTTTACAGTAATTTTCAGCCCCTCACCTGCGTTGACTGTCCTACAGCCATTTGCGGGCGTATCCACAAGCTCTGCAATCCCCTCCTCCAACTCAATACGCGCGCTCCGGGCAATAGCCTCCTCCTCCCTGGCCAACACCAATTTGCGGGCCAGCTCTTCGATTTGAGACGTATTCTGCTTCATAAGAACCTCCATTATTACCTTGGGTTAATGCCACTGTATCGCTCGCGGCGCTCGCTTGGAGCTCGTTATTTTTCGTCCTGGTTCAGCGTGGGACGGTCCCCCAACTAGTTTTACTCCCAAGGTAGCCGCTTAGGCTTTTCAGTAGGGGCTGATTCTTGTTTTTGTTCAGTCGGCGGGGGTTGGATTGACGATGGGTTTGTCTTTTTTGTGGGGGCCGAAATAAATGTTTCTTCTGTAGCAGGATAATATCCTGTTATGTCATTTTCATCAGGCTTATCTTCCCTGATCTTAAGCTTAACAACAAGTTGCTTACCCAATAATTCATCCTCACTATCAGGGATCCCCTTGAACCCGCATGCAATTGCAAGCTGCCCCAGCTCCTTCTTGCCAATGTTCATGGCCTGTTGAGAGGGGTTCTGCAAATTTATCCAAGTAAATACCTTGGCATTAGTGAATTTATCCCCAATGACCGTGAATTGAAGACTTAATCCATTACCCGTTCCGGTTTTGTTATCTTTGATTTCTGCTTTCTCGATTTGAACCAGGTACTTCCCTACCGGTAAGGCCCCTCTATTTAACGCATCTTCCGGGACCGACATATCGCCGCCAAAAATATCTGATAGATTACCCATGATTTGTTTCTCCTGTATACTTATTTTTCATCTCCATGTGATGACGCTTCTGCTACCGCCGCCTGAAATGCCCCCCAGTCTAGGGGTATCTCTGCGGGTAGTTCTCCATATACTCCCCGTCCTCCGGTCGGATGAGCCGGACGCGGTTGAGTAAAGAGGAATCTCTGTCCGCCCGATACATCAATTCCTTTTCTCCTTGCCTTGCTAAACTTCGTATCCTCGCCATCCTTCTTAATGGAGAGCTTCATCGTCGCAAAGAAAGTTGCATCGGCCCATTGCTTAAGCAATTCCGCGATATCATTTTCGACATTTAGCTCGTAGGCGTCGTAAGTGTCCGTATCTTGATTGAGAGCCTTACGGATACGAAGGTGACTGATAAGTATGGCCGACATATTTTTTTCATTCCGGAGAAAAGTCAGTGCATCCAAAAATTGACGCCACCGGACCTTTACAGCCATCTCTCCCGTCTTGAATCCTGGGACCTTACGAATATTGTCAACCTCAAATTCAGCGCAAACGTCATCTTCAACGATTGGACCCAATGCACTGAGACTGTCTACAACTATCGTACGGTACTCGTGGTCTTCCTCAAAGATTACCCTGATACCATCTAGTACATCGCGGAAGTTTGCAAAGACGGGAAACGCAGGGACAGCGTAAGCGTCGATACCTTCCTCTCCCTTGATAGGGAAGACGATGGGGTCGTTCAACCCAGCGTCCACCAGTTTGGACCCTTCATATTTGGCGCCAACAGCGAAAGCCGTCTTGCCGATTTTGGGAGGCCCCATAAGGATGATCCTCGGGGCCTTTATACGTTTTTCCGCGCTAATGCTTTCTAGTGAAAGAGCCATAATGTTTCTCCTGTGTGGTATATTTTTAACTTCGAAGCAACGCCATTCGCCCACGGGGCAACATTGCAAGCACCGATCCGGGGATACGCTTTTGCTCCATCGCCAACCACTCACGGTTTGTGGCTGCATGATTACTGGGCCTTATTCTATGACTCCTCGATGTTTTGCACGAACAATCACGATGCTTTATTTTTACCCCCACTAAAAGCCCGCAAGAGTCGCACATGCTTATACTCATTGCGGCAGGTTTGTTAGGATCAAGTATCTCAGTCAAACCTCGCTTCTTGTATTCCTCATGAGACACTCGAACTATTGAAGTAATCATATCTAACATTTTTCATTCCTTTCGACTTGTTGCCAGGGTGGTGGCTCAATCATAGAAACAGCTTATTAAGCAATCCCATCGGTCATAATGCAATAGGGACTATATCATAATTGTCTACCCAAGTATAAGTATTCCCATTCGGGTGAATAGAAGGGGGTATTACTACATAACCGCCTTCTCCTCTGATATCAATACCATCATAAACGCTTTGCTTGTTGCGGACCGCACGTCCTTCTGGGTACTGATAAAAAAACTGACGGCCAC